GGTGAGCAAGAATTTAGATTAATTAACGATGACATGGTGGAAGCGGTTGTCGCTGATCCACGAGGCATAACTCGTGCATAAGGAGAAAAAATGGAAGCGCAAGAAAAAAACTACGAAGTAGAAGAAGAAACACAAGAAGTTGAGGCATCTCAGGAAGATGAGATTGAGATTGTAGATGATACTCCAGAGGAGGACCGGGGTAAAACACATCTAGGTGACGTAGATATTCCTGATGATGAAATGACTCAGTACAGCGGTAATGTACAAAAGAGAATTAATCAATTAAAAAGAGCTTATCACGACGAAAGAAGAGATAAAGAAAAGTCTTTGAGAGAACAACAAGAGGCCATAAAATATGCTCAAGCAGTCGCAGAACAAAACAAAGCTTTGCAAGAAAAACTCTCAAAAGGAGAGACCGTTCTTCTTGAGAGTCATAAAGATAGAGTGTCAGCAAGAATGGCGCAAGCGGAGAAAGAGTATAAAGATGCTTACGAAGCAGGAGACTCTGAAAAAATGCTTGAAGCACAGAAGAACATAGCAAAATTTTCTGTGGAGCAAAGAGAAGTAGAAAATTATCGTCCAGTGTATGATAAACCTTTACAAACTCCTCAAAATAATGTACAACAACAGATAGTACCTGATGAACGCACCCGTCAGTGGGTTACTGAAAATCGTTGGTTTGAAAC